TGGATAAATTATTAGGATGGGTAGGATTGACTGGATTGACTGGATTGACTGGATTGACTGGATTGACTGGATTGACTGGATTGACTGGATTGACTGGATTGACTGGATTGACTTTAGCATACTCACGTTTAAGAAATGATTTATATTTTCCACCGATTTGAGAACTAGATATCTTACCTGTTTCTAAATAATCAATATCTGATTGCAAACAACATATTTTTTTAGCTAGGTCTCCACGTGTTAATTTAAGATCAACACGATATTTAGTATATTCTTTAATTTCATCTGATGAAAGTTTATAAATTTTTGTATATTCATTTCCATCCTCATCAAGTTTAGCTTGTGTATATGTTACATTAGTTTTTTTAGGTTGAGGCTTGGGTTTGATAAAAGTAACAGTAGTCCAATCTTGATGACTCATTAATTATAAGATTAGAAAAAAATTGATATAACAATTATATTAATTTTCTTCTTAATTTATATAATGAAAAAGTTATTTAGTATTTTAACGTTAATATTTATTTGTATAATATTTATTTATTCATTATTCCATACTTTAGTCAAGATACTTTTGAAATCACATAATATAATTGATCCAAAAATATTAAATTTAAAAAATAATTTATATAATCATACTGATTTATCTAATAAAAAATTAGTTATTTTAGCATCACATTATAGTGAAAATTTATTTTGGTTAAAGAATATAAAATATCCATTTATTATTTCTAGTAAAATAGAAAAAAATAAAACAAGATTTGTTTCTATTAATAAAGGGAATGAAGCAATGGCATATTTAGATTATATAGTCAAGTTCTACGATTGTTTACCAGAATATACATTATTTTGCCATGGTCATTATATAGATTGGCATCAAATATCATCAATAGATACAATAATAAATAATATAAAATTAGAACAACCATATTTAAATATTAGCAATTTAGGAGTAGATGATAGATGTAACAAGTCTAATAATGATCATTTTAATGATTTAAAATTAGTTTGGGACGAGTTGTTTTTAGATACATTAGGACCTATTGCACCAAGGTACTATGATAAATGTTGTGCACAATTTGTTGTTCATAAAGATAGAATTAGATTGAGATCAAAAGAATTTTATCAAAGACTAATAAATTATATAATTAATAAAGATAATGGTAAAATTGGTTATGTATTAGAATATTTATGGCATAATATTTTTGGTGAAAATCCATTAATGGATTATAAAAATAAATTTTCATTGGGTAGATTAAATTTCTATTAATATTATATAAATGAGAATTTTTCTGTCAAAATTAATTTCATTATTTCATATTTTAATTATAGCAATACCATTTTTGTTACGTGCTATATATTGGAATGTTAGAAAGTATGATATATATCTAATGCTATTTCTATTATTTACAAGAGCACATTGGGCATTTTTTAATGGAGAATGTATTTTATCATATTTTGAAAAAAAAATACTAATACCTAATTATAAATTAGGTGATGATATTTTTTGTTCACCTTTTGGAGAGTTATTTGGTTTTCATAAATTATCAACAAGTAAAAATATATTTTTTAGTGATTATTATAAAGATTTTAGAGAAAGTATACTTGTTGTTGTTTTACTTTATGTAAATAGAAATTCTAAAAATTTTAATTTACTCTTAATTATTGCAATTGCATGCATCATATCAGGAATGTGTTATAATATTTATTATAGAGAACATGTTAAAAATAGAAAGTTAAATAATAAAGAGAATATTAGTGACTTGATTGTTTATTAAAAAAGTTTGTTATATATTTTTTATTTTTTATAATTAAAAATATTATAATTGCATACAATATAAAACAACCATTATAGTACTTAAATAATGTTGAATTGTATACACAATTTAAATTAATGTCAAACCATATTAATATTTTATCAAATGTTTGATTAAACCAAATATTATCATTTCCAATACTTCTATCTTGATCAAATGGAATTGGTACAACATTCCACATTGTTTTTTTAAATATTTTCTTATAAAAACCATCTATTTGTTCATAACCTAATGATTCTTTATATGATTCTAAAATTTTTTTCATTCCTTTTCTATTAATAATATAGGAAGATGCATAATAAGAAGAGAATTGAGATAAATTTGAATATTCTCCAGAGCTTCCCATTGGTACAAATAAAGAATTAATTGGATTGCACCATGATAATTGTAACATTTCCCACGATTTATTTTCTTTAATAAGTTTTACAATTTCTGTATAATCTATTGTGTTGTAAGAAGGTGTTTTTATTATATCATCTTCTAGTACTAGTACTTGACTATAACCTGCATTATATGCTTGAGAAATCACACTTATATGAGACTTAAAACAACCAATTATTCCACCACAAATGTCTTTTTCTGGTCTAAAAAAATTAAGATTAATTTGCTCTTCTTTTTCAAATTCTTTCATTTTATCATATCTATCTGGTCTTGATATTAGATTTATACAATATATTTGATCAACTAATTTATAAACTTGTTCCATTTCATAATATATATAACTAAAATAAATGTTTAATAAATATTTTCTAACATTTATTAAATATTTTCTAACATTTATTAAATATTTTCTAACATTTAATAAATGTTAGAATTCCCTAAAATAATACATTTTATTTGGTTTGATTTTAAAAATGAACTTAACAAAAATCCAATTATTCCAAATAAATATTTAGAAACTATTGAAAATACTAAAAAAATTAACCAAGATTATAAAATTAAAATTTGGAATGGTTTTGATTGTGATCAATTAATCAAAAAATTTTTTCCAGATAAATATCAAATTTATAATAACTTTAAATATCCAATTCAACGTTGTGATTATATTAGATTTGTTATTTTATATATTTATGGAGGTATTTATTCTGATATGGATAGAATTTGTGTTAAATCATATAATAATATTATTGATAATTATGCTGACCAAGATGTTATATTAGGTAGTATAACTAGTTTTAAAATACTCAATAATGATATTATTATTTCTAAACCTATGGATAATTTTATTTTAAAATGTATTAAAAATGTTAAAATGTATAATATTTATTTTGAATTTATAGATGTTATGATGGTAGCAGGACCATTATATTTAGAGAAAATATATTTAACATATTATGGTAAATCAAAAATAAAAATTTTACATGATGAATTGAATCCATGTAATCACTGCACATGCGATATACATAAAATGGACAAAGTTATTAGTTATACTACTTTAGACAATACATGGATTAAGCCTTCATATTCAAAAATTATTTTTAGTTTTATTACATGTAAATTTATGTATATTTTGATAGTTATAATTTTCTTTTTAATTTATAAATTATATAAAAAATAATTGAAAAATTAAATAACTTATTTAAAGAAATAAGTTATATTTTTAAATATGTTATCTGAATTTGGAAGCATCGACATAGACATGGAATTTTTTGATTTAAATGAAGATAATATGTTAGATTTAATAGAATCGATGGATTCTAATAAAATTAGCGAAACTATTAAATCTAGTAAAAAAACTATATGTGTTGGTTGTGATGGAAAAAATTTAGTACAAGATTATTCAAAAGGGTGTGTCAAATGTATTGATTGTGGAATATGTCAAACACAACAAATATTTGATGAAAATCCTGAATGGTCTTTATATGAAGATGGAAAAGGTGAAGGATCTGTTAGATGTGGTCCAGCAACCAACTTTTTTTTACCAAAATCATCGTTAGGAACAACAATATCAGGAAAAGGATATAGTGTGTTAAAGATGTTACAAACATGGAATCAAATGCCGTATAAGGAGAGATCATTATCAGATATTTTACAATATTTAGAACAAGTATGTAGAAAAAATAATTTACCAAAGTCAGTTATAGACAATGTTAAAATTTTATATAAACAAATACATGATTTAAAATATGAAACTGAAGAAAGAAAACATAAAAATGTTATTATTAGAGGTGATAATAGAAAAGGAATTTATGGTGCATGTGTATATTATGGGGCACAACTTCAACGTTATTCAAGATCAGTCAAAGAGATATCATTAATGTTAGGAACATCCATTAAAGTAGTAACTAAGGGTATAAGAAAATTTAATGATTTAATGAAAAAAAATAGTTTAATAAATACAATATCAACACAATCACCTAATAATCATATTGAAAGATTTTGTAAAAAATTAAGACTTAAAACAGATCAAATACAAGAAATAATAATTATATCAAATAATATTAATAAGTTATACTTGGCATCAAATCATCAACCAACATCAATAGCAGCAGGAGCAATTTTGATATATTCAAATTTATATGGAGTAGATATACAAAAAAAAGTAATATCAGAAGTATTTGAAATATCAAATGTAACAATTGATAAAATATATAAAAAGATTCTACCATTTAGAAATGTAATAGTATCAGATGAAATTACAGCTTTTGTTAAAAACAAGTTAATGGATGCTAAATATATTATGGTTAATGAACAGGTGCAAGAACAACTAAAATCAAATGCAGATATATTTAAACAGAATATAATTGAGCTTTCAGAAACATCATCATCATATTCAGATTTAGTAGTAGTCGAAGAACAAAATATCGAAGATACAGATTCATCTGAACAGATTATATATGTTCCAGAAAAGAAAAAACGTGGACGAAAACCAAAAAAGACAAATACTTTATCAAATGAAGTATAAGTTTGTTAGAGTTAATTAATTTATTAAATTTAATAAATTAATTAATTAGAGTTAATTACAATAAAAATTGAATTTAATAATAATTAAACTAATAGATTATCCATTCTTATATAAAATAGTAAAAATGGATATGACTGGGATTAAAGCTAATCACTACTATATTTACTATCGAGTAAGTACACAATCTCAAGCCAATGATTCAGCTCATGGACTAGATATTCAAACTCAGGGTTGTGAGAATTATGCGGATAAAATATTTGGTATTAAAGAACAGCAAATAAATTATTATTGTGATATTGGTAGTTCTTATAATTTAAAATCTGATTTACCACAACTAAGAAAACTTGTAAAAGATCTTGTACCAAAATCAATAATTATGGTTTGGGATATTAGTAGATTAGGTAGAGACACAATTGGAGTATTTAGCGCTTTAAAAAAAATTAGAGAAAAGCAATGTATAATAGTTTCAGTTAAAGACTATTTGACTTTTGGTCTTAAAATAGATGAAGATAAACTATTTTATCATAAAATAGTTGGAGCAGAAGCTGATTCAGATCTTAAATCAGTTAGATTTAAAACACTTCTTGAGAAGTTTAGATCTAAAAGAATTCATATGGGTACTATTCCATATGGTTATAAATTAGATACTAAAAGAAAACTTGTTAAATTTGACAAAGAGCAAGATATTCTTTCTACTCTAAAAGCCAAGTACAAAGAAGTTGGATCTTATTGTCAAGTTGCAAACTATTATAATAAAACTAAAATGTTGTATCGAGGTAAGCACTGGTCAGGTAGAAGTATTAGATATTTGCTTTTTCGAGATTCGAATATAAATTCTAGCTTGATCAAACAAATTGATAACTGTAGTCTGAATTGTATCTAAATTGTTTAAGTACTTTAAAACAATCCAAATATTTTCTACTTAAAATAATATTATTATATTCTATTTCATAAATTTTTGAATTCATTATATATTTTTCAAATGGTTCTATTACCCAACATGATTTTTCTGATTTAAACAAATTTACTACTAAATCTGATAAATATTTATATTTATTCTCAGAATTAGTTTCAAACTTTAACATTTGTAACATTTCAGTACATTCTTGTACTAGATTTAATATATGTGTTTCACAAATCCAAATATTTTTAGTTTCAACAGGTTCTATAATATTATATGTATTTGTACATCGGACTATAAGATTATTTTTTAGCCCAGGATTTTTAATTATTTGAGTACAAATTTCAAGTAATTTCTTATAATCATTAACTAGTTTTACAATTTTTATCTTTCTACAAGTCTTAATAATTTTATTCATAAATTTCTTTAACTTAGACTTGGATTTAAAAGATGTTGGATAAATGTGTGTAACTATTATATCATAATCAAAACCTAAACCCATGTAAAATGATTTATTTTTTTCTAGAAGTTTATAATAAGTTAAATCATATCCTAAACTATTAGATTGACATTTAACATTTGTTCCATCATTTAAATATGCTTTTATACAACCTAATCCTTTCAATAACTTTAAAGCAAACTTTACTAGTACAGTTCCTGTAATCTCTGGGGTTGCATGAATATTTTGAATATAAACATTAGATCCAAGTTTTTTCATTTCTGGATCAATAAAATTTATTTTTAATGGAAACATATCAAATTCTCTTGCTGGAATATCATAAATTAATGTATAGTATTTGAATCCAACAGATACCACATGCTCTTGATACAGTTTTACTTGAATTTTTATATTTAAATCTTTTGACTCGCACATAAATTCTGATCCATATTCTGTATCTATTTTTTTTATATTTGATTGTATATTTCCTTGCTCCATATCTAATGTATCTATATCTAAATATTTCATAGTATAATTAATATTTAGATATTAAAATAAATTAAGTTAGAACTTGTTAGTTAGTTAGTTATTAATTCTAAATACTTTGTAATAAACTCGTTGTAGTTTTTATTGTTTTTACGAACATAGTTTATTGTTGGATTTGTAATAACTTGTTGAACACATTTTAACAATCCTACAAAATCTTCAATTGATACAAACTTTCTTAAATGTGTTGTAACATCTGCAGATGATCTTATTATTTTCTTACTGATCAGTCCTTGGAGAGTTGAAAGCTGTTTACGTAAAACTCCAAACTTTGAATCTTGTAGAATCAAATAGTCTAAACTATTTATTTTTTCAAATCGCCCAGAATCAAATTTTGTGAAGTGAATCACAAAATCAAAAAGAACTTCTGATGTTCCTTTATACATCAAATAAATCATTCCTGTTATATCAACTTCTTTTGATCCAATTGTTATATTTTCAGTAATACCTTTTTCTGATTGATAATCTTTAATTCTAAATGTAGGATCATCTTTCTTGAAAATATCAAGATATCCGAACCATCTATTTGAATAATTTGGATTATGTGATTTAGATAACCAATACTTGTCTGAATGAATTTTAAATACTTGAATTTTACCATTTGTCTGATTAAATCTTTTAACTATTAAACCTTCTGTTTGTGTTTCTCTAATAATCCAATCTAATCCTGTCTGATAATTCTCAAATTGTTGAGGTTGTATTATTTGTTCATTTATTTCTGGATTTGGCACAATTGATTGACTTGCTTGAGATCTTGTAATAACATGAATTAACTTGGAATAACAAGGACCGAATCTTTCTGTATAATCAATAACATATTTATTTTCATGATGAACAATAACCCAGTAGTAACATAAATTAGGATCTAAATTTAATACAAATTGATCTCTTGATTCATAACCTAGTGCTAAAATACAATCATCAAATAGCATTCCAAATGATTTACTTTTATCATAAAAATATGATGAATCAATTGATCCACATCTTGATGTGGTAAAATGCCAGGTTCCTTCATAACAAAATGTTGATATCATTGTACCCTCAAATGATTCTTCATAAACATCTCCTGGTTCAGAGTTATGCTGGGTAATCTTTAAATATTCAATATTATCATGTGTGTATGAAATTACCCTTGGTTCGGAACCTGTTGATACTATCAAAGACCTACATTCATTATATAAATCTGTACTTGATGCAGTAATTTTAGTCTTGGTATCAAAACTATTACATATTAAAACCAAGTTACTATTTATTTTTTTAACAAAGATTTTTCCATAATAGTTATTTTTAAAGTACTCGCATAAAGACTCGTAAGTAACTTCATGGTTGACGACATTCTCAAAAATATTATTAATACAAAATTGAACTTCCATGTTTAACAAATATATTAATTATACTTTTAAATAATAAAATTTCAATTTTTTTTCAAATCCATTATTATACCATATTAATATGTATATTGATACAATTGACGAATTAGTAGATACAACTATACGTAAAACATATGAACATATGGACAAAGATGGAATATTAAAAGCTAAAAAAGTAACTTCTCAAGCAGTAAAAACATTAGTTACTAAACTAATGGATAAATTTAAAAAATCAGATGCAGAAAAGCTTGGACTAGTTCATATTTATGATATCTTATATGCGATATTAAAAAAGTATATTTATTTGTATATAATAGCTAGTGTATACAAAAAATTCAAACCTGATGAATTTATAAATTTTACCATTAGTTTTAAAACATTAGAATCTGATATATTTAATTCAGAATTCAATTCACAAATTTTATTTATAACCAATATTTTAGAACAACTTGAATATATTAATTCTAATCTTGAACTTATACAATCTAAGAAAATTAAAATTGATAAAGCCAAGTTTACTACATCTCTAAAAGTGTTTTCAGAAATGAAAGACATTATTGGCGATTTTTCAAGTCCTAATACATTTCATAATGTACTCTATTATTTAATTTATGAAAAAATTTATTCTATTGATGATAAGATTAAAATTTATGGGCTAGTTGAGACGAATGAACTTGATGGACTTGAAACTAAATTTATTGAAATTATTGATTCTGTTTCAGAACAAATTGATTATTCATCTCTTGAAAGTCTATTTAAATTAAAAGAATATAAAAATTCATTTATTGAAACTATTTATAATATTTTAACTGATCAAGAACAACTTGGAACCAAAACAACTCATACTACTTTGGATGGTAAAATTAATGAATTATTTGATAAAAAATTACTAATTCCTATTACAGATGAATTTTTAAGATATCATAAAGATTCAGAAAAATATGATTCTGGTTCTAGTTCAACTAAAATAGATCCTAGTATAAGAACTAATAAACGTGATAATACAAAAATTAGATATATTATTACTAAAATAAATGCATTAATGGATTTGTATAAAGATCCAGAATCTCAAAAAGAGGGATTTAAACAATTTTATCAACCACTTGTAAATAGAAAAGCTGTATTAATCAATGATTTAGAAGAAATAAATATAATTAAAAAAATTCAAAATCAAGGAACTATTCAAAAAGAACAAAATGAATTCTATAATGAACTTATTTCATTTAGATCATACCCTTATATCAATTTTAGAGATTGGAATAAAAATGGATTTTCTATTAATTCAGATTCTACTGTTGAAGCAATTCGTTATTCTAATATTGAATTTAAAACAGATCTAAAATTTAGTGGATTAAATAAAAATACATTAGAATGGAGAGTAATTCCAATTGATACAACTGCTACCATTGTTGGGTTTGCAATTCCAAAAGAATCTATTGGATTAACTAATAATAAAACACGTAAACATTCTACAATTATACAATGTACTCCTATTAAAGGATTGATAGATATTAGAGGATTAAAATCTCATGGTACTAATTCAGGAATATCTAATGCATTACGTTTAATAAAAGATCAAATTTTAAATAATACTCTTTATACTAAAATCCCTTATTTAATTTTTGATAAATCTAATGATAACATTTCTAAATTTAAAGAAGTTAATAGTTTTCCACAGGATGAATATTATAAATTTATAATTGGATATGTTTATGATGAAATTTCAGATGTTACTTTTGAAAAAATTATAAATGAACTTGGTTCTAATGAATTTGTTAATTTTTATAACTCATTTCAGACTGTAAAAAAACTTCAAAAAAGACTACTACCTGTTACACAAGATAAAATAGATGAAATAGAAAAATTTATATATTTGACAAATTCTCCAGTGTTCTTTGATGAATATGATTTACAAGAAGATAAAATTCCAGGAGTTAATGTCGAGTTACAAAAAATACCAAGTTTTCCAAAGACATCTAATAATAAAATTAGAATTAAAATTACTAAGCAAACTGATAAATCTGATGAAATTGATACAAATCCTTATGAAAACTCTTTTTGTCAACACAATATCACTTGGAGTAAAATTATTCAGATAAGAACAAAATCTCCTAATCAATTTAATCAGTACCTATACGAATTTTTTAAACATTATGTGATTGAAAATACTGAAAAAGAATTTATCTGTAAATCTTGTTCTGAAATTATTAATTTGAAAAAATATATTAATGATTGGACTTCATCTACAGAAGAAGGTATTGCTTTAACTATTTCTTTAAATGCACAACTGGATGAACTTCCAGAATATGAAAAATTCAATAAAGCTATTAAAAATTTAGATAAGATTGTTGAAAAAATATGTTCAGGTTTAAATTTAAATACTTTAATAGGAAATAAACCTCAAACTAAGCTTAAAAGACAAGAAATTATTAAAATGTTAATTGATTTAATTCAGATTCAAAATGAAACAATTAAAATGAATATTACTGAAAGAAAAAATCGTTTAGAACAGGCAAGTAAAAAATATGGTATTCTACCTGAACTTTCACAATTCTTTTTGTTTGAACTTAAAAATGATATTTTTATTTATTCATCTAAAGATACTGATAAATTTAAGAAACCAAAACTAAATAATATTATGGTATATTTAACACTAATACTTGTTTGTGAAATTACTCAATCATCTATTAGTTTTTTCCCTGAGGATAAAATGTTAAACTATTTTATTTTTGATAGATTAGGTTATACATTGTTTGATGGACTTATGATAAGAATTAATTCAGCAAACGATATTACACCAATAAAATCATATAAGTTACTCTGTTATACTATATTTATTATTTCTGGGATTATAATCAAATATAATTTGTGGTTTGGTGAATCAACTGCTAAAAAATCTTCTATTAATCCAGCAGAGCAGAAAATAATTATTCATACATTAGTTGATTTATTAAATTCAATTCTTGAAGTTAATTCACGACCTACTAAAAACTTTTTATATGAAATGTTTGCATCCAGATTTTTCTCCAAGCTATCTCAAGTTTATTCTAAAAATGTATCTAAAGATCTAATTATAAGACTTGAGGATTCAATGAAAAAAAAAATATCAATTAGTGCTGATAAAAAAATAATATTTAAAACATCAAAAAACATAGTAAATACTCAATTGACAGGTTCATTTGAAAAGTTTGATTTTGGATTTTCTCAAATTCCTAATACTGAACCTAAATTTAATATTAAAAAGAATGTACCTGGAAGAAGTATATGGACTGTTTTTGATAAATCTAAAATTACAGAGATATACCTAGAATTTATGACCAAATCTATGATTAAATTTGCTAAAAACTATAATTTAGATGGATCTAGAAGAAGTGGTATTGTCAGTGATGATGAAATTGCTAAAATTAATAAATCAGATCTTATTAAATTAAGAGATTTAATTATTGAAAATAAACTTGCATATGGACTTAAATCTGCAGAAAAAATGAAAGAAAGAGAAGAAAAAGTTTTATCCAAGCTAGAAGATGGATCTAAATTATATGATAAAATAATGAATGAAGAATCAAGTTCTGAGTTGCATAAAACTGTTGATGAATTAATTGGATTCTGGGAATCTATTATTGGAAAAGATATAAATATAAATAATGAAAATATTTATTTAAGACAAAATGTGTATATTATTAATCATAATTATCGAGGTCAAATTAAATCAGATATTATAACTCATATAGAAAATGAAAATAAACTGTTATTTAAAAAGGATGATTCATTTTTTAAACAAAATATTTTTTATTACTGGGATAAAACTAATAGTGTAACAATGTACTGGTCTGCACAAGATTATAATTATCTAGGTTATAAAGAACAAGGTAAAGATTATATAAGAATAAAGGGATCTGGTTGTGCATTAGAAGTTAAGTTAGCAATTAAAAAGAAACTATTATTTCTTGGATATCCTTATCTAAATTATAGAATTCCACAAAATATTTTGGATCAATTGTATTTGAAACCAA